ACGGGTTGGTGGACAAGCTTACCAAGGGTGTGGCTCGTGCCAACAAGGTGAAGAAGTGAAGCCGGTGGCGAAGAAACCCGCCACGAAGAAAGCGAATCCGTCTACGAAGTTACGAGTTCTACCGGAGCCTGCAAGCGTGGTGAGGCCCACGAGGAAGTCAGGCGGTCGCAAGGCGTCGATGCCGAAACCGGCTCCGGAGAAGTCGCTGGAGAAGCTCAGTCCCGAGGATGAGTTGATTGAGTTCGTTCGCAGCTGCGCACACGATCCCGAGCGGTTTGTGCTGGGCATGTTCCCGTGGGGTGAGGAAGGCTCAGAGCTGGAGAAGTTCGACGGGCCTGACAAGTGGCAGACCAAGCTGCTCCGTGAAGTAGCGCAGGGCCTGAAGACGCCTGATGAAGTGATCCGCGAGGCGGTTGCCTCTGGTCATGGTGTGGGTAAGTCCGCACTGGTAGGCTGGCTCATTCTGTGGGCCATGAGCACGATGGCAGATACCAAGGGTGTGGTGACTGCGAACACTGAGAGCCAGCTGAAGACTAAGACCTGGTCCGAGCTGGCGAAGTGGCACAGGCTCTCGCTCAACAGCCACTGGTTCACGCTCACAGCCACAGCGTTGATGAGCAAGGTGCCAGGCCACGAGCTGACGTGGCGTGTGGACATGATCCCTTGGAGTGAGAAGAACAGCGAGGCTTTCGCTGGACTGCACAACCAAGATAAGCGTGTGCTGCTGATCTTCGATGAGGCATCCGCCATCCCTGATACGATTTGGGATGTGGCGACTGGAGCGCTCACCGACAAAGATACCGAGATCCTGTGGTTCGCATTCGGCAACCCCACACGCTCCAAGGGTCGGTTCCGTGACTGCTTCGGTATGTTCAAGAAGCGGTGGAAGACGCACCAGGTGGACAGCCGCACAGCGCTCACTGCGAACAAGAAGGAAATCGAAGGCTGGATCGAGGATCGTGGTATCGATTCGGACTACGTCAAGGTCCGTGTGCTGGGGCAGTTCCCCTCGGCAGACGTGAACGCACTCCTCACTGAGGAGGAGGTCGAAGCTGCGATGAATCGTGTCTACACCGAGAGAGAAATCACCCATGCTCCCAAAGTTCTCGGCGTCGATGTAGCACGGCAGGGTGGCGACGACAGCGTTGTGGCCAAGCGGCAGGGACTTGTGATGTATCCGCTTGATCGCATGCACATCCCCGACACGCAGCTGGTGGCTGCTCGTGTGGCGCACGATGAGTCTGCATGGAACGGAGCAGACGCAGTCTTCATCGACGCTACGGGTGGCTACGGTGTGGGTGTAGTGGATGCTCGCCGTGCGATGGGCGGTAAGTGCATCGAGGTCTACTTCAGCGGCAAGGCAACAGATCCGCGCTACTTCAACAAGCGCTCGGAGATGTATTTCGATTTTGCTGTGTGGATTCGCAAGGGTGGGTCGTTGCCCAAGGACATGATGCTCAAGGAGGAGCTGCTTGCGATCACCTACACCTACCAGGGTGACAAGTTCCGAATCTGCGACAAGGATGAGATCAAGGATGAGATTGGTCGCAGTTGTGATGCCTCCGATGCTGGTGCGTTGACGTTCGCCTACCCAGTCACCCCCAACCGAAACCCCTACAAGAACCTTGAGCGATCACGTCGAGCCAAGACGCTCGACTACGATCCGCTCGAAGTGTGAGGAGAGCCTATGTGTTTCAGTGATACCAGCGCACCGGCACAGCAGCAGATTCCGAAGATGATTCAGCAGACGGATCCTGCCGTGCAGGCTGCGCTCGATGCTGACCGCAAGCGGCGTGCTATCGGTGGCCCAGCTTCCCTCAATCCCACAGGTGGTGCGGGCATCCTGACGCCACCGTCCACCAACCTGAAGACTCTTTACGGAGCGTGAGATGGCGGTGGCTACGGCACCAACCAAGAAGGATGATGTCACGAACGTGGCTGATGACAGCTACACGGGCGAGACAGTCACAGCCTACCTGAATCGTCGCAACTCAGCGTTGAAGACCTTGGCTTCGCCGACGATGAAGTTCTACGACGACATCGCCAAGTTCATGCTTCCCCGCTCTGTTCGCTTCAGCACGACAGAGAAGAACCAGGAGAGCCGTAGGAACAAGAACATTATCAACAACACGGCAGGCTACGCCCTGCGCACTGGCTCAGCAGGCATGATGTCGGGCATTACTTCCCCCTCGCGCCCGTGGTTCAACCTGCTCACATCCAGCGACAAGCTTAACAAACGTCAGGACGTGAAGGTCTGGCTTGATGAGGTGCGCAAGCTGATGGTGAAGGTGTTCACCAAAAGCAACCTCTACACCACGCTGCCCGCAGTCTACAAGGAGCTGATGGCGTTTGGCACCAGCTGCTTCGCACTGATGGAAGACGATGAGGATACGATCCGCTGCTATGCCTTCCCACTCGGCAGCTATGTGCTGTGCATCGGACCTCGTGGAAACATCAATGGCTGCATCCGTGAGTATCGGCAGTCGGTGGGCCAGCTGGTCAAGGAGTTCGGGCTGGAGAATTGCAGCTCTACTGTGCAGGCGGCTTGGAGAAACCGTCAGTTTGAAACTGAAGTTGACGTGATCCACGCCGTGGAGGAGAACCCCGATGCTGACGAAACAAAACTGGAAAGCCGCTACCTGCCTTATCGTAGTGTCTACTTTGAAAAGAAGGTCAACACCAACGACTTCCTGCGCTTCAAGGGTCTTCATGAGATGGCCATCATCGCCCCTCGCTGGGAAGTCACTGGAGAGGATACTTGGGGCTTTGGGCTTGGCTCTGATGTTCTCGGTGACGTGTCGATGCTTCAGACCCTTGAGAAGCGCAAGCTCCAGAGCCTCGACACGCTGAATGATCCTCCCCGCAACGTGCCTGCGAGCATGGCCAACGAGTTCGTTGGTAGGCTCTCGGGTGAGACGAGCTTCGTGCCCGACAACCTGGCAGGAATGAAGGTTGAGCCTGCTTATGAGATCGACCCACACCTTGCTGATATGCGAGCTGAGATCGCAGCCACTGAGCAGCGAGTTAAGCACGGCCTGTTTGAAGACCTCTTCTTGATGATCGCCGAGATCGAGCGCAGCAACGTGACTGCTACCGAGATCCAGGCGCGTCAACAGGAGAAGATGATGGCGATGGGTCCGGTGCTGGAGCGTCTCAATGATGAGATGCTCGATCTCATCGTGCGCCGAACCTACGCCATCATGGAGCGAGCTGGACTGATCCCGACTCCTCCAGGCGACCTGCAAGGCCAGGCCATCGTGATCGAATACATCAGCATCATGGCTCAGGCTATGAAGCTGCAAGGACTCGTCGGAGTTGAGCGATTCGTCGCCTTTGTGGGTGGCTTCGCCAACACGCGTCCTGACGCACTCGATAAGCTCAACTCCGACGAATGTATCGATGCCTACGGCGACATGACCGGTGTGCCTCCTGCGCTCATCAACGACGCGGATACGGTCAAGAAGATCCGTGCAGATCGAGCAGACAAGGAACGAGCTGCGCAGAGCATGGCGATGGCGGAGCAAGGAGCGAAGACGGCCAAGACACTGGCTGATACGCAAGTCACCCAACCTTCCGCGCTTCAGGCCATGGCTGGAGTGCTCAACCAAGCTGGCCCTCAGGTGGGAGCGCCGTGATGACTGGACCGCAGCAGCCCTACACACAGCGAGAGAACAAAGGACGGAGAGCCACGGATTCAGGTGGGCACCCTTCACAAGACGCGGCGTTCACTGCGGGGCAGGACCTGACCTTCGCCGTGGCGGTTGGCCGTGGTGCTGTATGGATGCTTGGCGCAGGAATGGGAATTACAGGAGGTCTTCTCGTGTGGTTGTGTCTGGCTGTGATGTCCCTGAAGACGGACAGTCACACGATGAATGCGCTAGCCATCGAGCGCAACACGGCTGTCAAAGCTCAGCTCGATCTTCACCAACAGGAGCTTCAGCAGCTGCACACCATGGATATCAAGATGCTGGAGCGTTTCGACAACTTCAGGGTGCTCGCTGCTGAGCATGGATGGAAGGAGCCCAAGAATGAGCGCTGATGGATTCGACATCGAGGATCTCGAACAAGAGCCCAGCGACCGACAGC